CCAGTTCCGAATGTAGCGGTGAATGTAACATGCGCAACAATGAAGTCTGTATCTGCCTTGTCTCGCTCGCAGTAGTTAATTGCAAAGCTCCACTTATCAAGGCCAATTACCTTATTGAGACGGTTGATGACTTCACTGACAGGAATATATGTGAGGGCAGCTCCACCTTTGGTGAGAGTGCGCTCCATCTCTGGTGGAAACGGCTCGTAGAGAGCTTTCATTTCTGTTGATTCTGTTGATTTAGCCATTGTTTGATCCCTTTCTTACAATGATGCTGGTTTTTGGTTCGTCAACTTCGCAGAACCTATCTGCGTTAATTCCGATTGCGGAAAGTTCTTTAATGCGCCAATATGAAGGCTGTACATAAACGAGCATCTTTTCAATCATCTGCTCAGTAGAGAGAACAACCTCTCCAGTTCCAAGGTCAACAGATGATTCAACAATGCGCTTTGCTACAACGTTTGCAAGATCTTTGTGATTCCATGTTTTGCGAGTAGAAGCCATTTTTTTCTCAATACGCATACCATTTGAAAGAGATACTTCACTCATTTCGCGCATCACTTCAGATACGGCGTTTGTTGCCGAATCATAAACCATTGCCATATCTCCCTTGAGGCGATGGATGTCAACAAGTTTTGAGCACGCAGTCTCCGGATCGTCTGAACCTTTGATTTCATTAATAGCAGCATCAATATCAATCATAGCCTTGGCCAAAGCATTGACAAGATCGGGCCAGTTACTGTTATTCAATTGTTCTCCTAGCAGTAGTTAGTGTTGTTAGACCAAAATAGCAAGTGGCCTGCGTTGTGGCAAGCCCAATCCAGCTAAATGTGTAAATGCACTTACTGCAGAGTCAACTTGGTCGTCGTGATTACATGCCTCTGGGAATGAAGAAAACTCATCTAGCCAGTCTGTTAACCACGATCCTCTAACAACGCGAACATTTCCGTTAGCTACGGCAGCTGCAAATGGACGTGCTCTAGTCAACTTGTCCCCAGTTGACCTTATTCCACCGAAATCATAGCCAGGAAGAATATATCTAGCATATTGATCCACCAAAGCCTTTCCGGAAGAACCGGGCTCCTGCTCCATTCTGATTGCCACAGCATGCCCATCTTCTACGGCTGTTTGCGCAATTAGGTGTTCTACCTTGTCTCCTTTGACACGCGCTTTTCTGACATCAAGAACATAGGCAATGCCTTGGTCAAAGAGCATCAATGTGCCAACTGTCCAGTCTGGATCTGGGTTTGTTGATGACGGCTCGGTCGCCGCCAAGTCCCAAAATCTAACCGCCCTAGCGGAGCCAGTAACTTGAGGAACCTCAACAGGATCAATAAGCACAAAAGAAGTCCTATCAAAGAGCGTTCCCAGAGTTGTGCTCCACCAATCGCCTTCTTCGAGCCGCCTTCTCTCAACTGGATCAAGGGCAGCCAGTGCCAAACGGTATGAGGCGGCATCAATTCCCGGGTTGTCGGTGAGCAAGGATGGGACAAATATTCGGCCAGACTCAGTTCCTTCAACTATGAATCTCTGCCTAACCCAGTTCGGAGCGGGGTTTGAGGCGCATCTCATTCTCAACGGAACGGTTGCCAGCTCTCCGTTGGCTGGGCGTCTTAAACGGGAGAAAAGGTAGCGATAGTCCTGTTCGCGGATTTCAGTAACTTCGTCCATTCCTATGAACTGGAACTCGGAACCTTTATAGCGTAAATAGTCATTTGTATTATTCAAATATCCGAAAGAAATTCTTGCACCTGAAGGAAATGTAGCTGTGTAGCTATTATTATTCCAACTAACTTCGTCATAATTCTTCATCCATTCCCTAAAACGATCCATCAGGGCTCCAGGGAGGGACAAATCTGCGTATGTTCTACGGAAAAGAATTGCCGAGTATCCAGGGACATCAACATATTGAAGAGCCGACATCAGAAGTGCGGATGATTTGCCACCACCGGCAGCTCCGCCAAACAGAGCCTCTAGTCCGTATGTTCTAAGAAATACTTTTTGGGTAATGGAAGCTTCCTCGGGGCAGTATGGAGGAACCTTTGGCTGCAAATATTCAAGAACTTTGTTCCAATCAGTCATAAACCCGCTCACTTCGTATGCTTATACACTAGTATGCCTTTATCGGCTATGGTTGTATAGGAAAATATGGCTACAAACGGTGACAAACAAAAACGCAGATCGTTATTGGCGGTTTTTCGTGGGCGCATTAATAGGCGCTCAACCGCCAATACAATGATGTTTTCATTTATAATTATGACATCAATTGGCGGTTTTATGATAGCTCCAGCGGTGGGTTTTCTCATCGCTGGCGTTACGTGCGGTCTTTTTGGCGTCCTTCTGGGACTAGAGTAAAAATGAGTAAAGATGCCTTGGAACTCGTCTAATAATAAGTCTTTGTATTCACCAGAGGCCAAGTCAATTCTGACCCCTGGCGCACCAATTGCCTTTAATCCTGGTCTTGCTGGAAAGCCATACAAGGACTCGTGGGACATTGAGCGCGCATACCGCGAAGGCTTTCAAAAAGTAACATGGGTTAATCGCTGCATTGACGCTATCGCCGGCAACCAGGCACGACTTCCAGCCATGTTGCGGAAGAACAATTCGCCAGATGGTCAGATTTTGCGCAGTAGCGATAACGACCTACTCAAAATACTTAACACGAAAGCGAACATGGGCGAAAACTCGTTCATATTCAGATACAGGCTTTCATCACAACTTTTAATGTCAAGCCGTGGCGCTTTCATTGAAAAGGTGCGCGGACGTAATGGAAAAGTAATTGCTCTTCAGTTGTTACCACCACAACACACGGCACCAATACCAGATCCTAGGACATTTGTATCTGGCTTTGAAGTTGACATGCGCAACGGCACAAAAGTCATACTGAAACCTCAGGACGTAATTTGGGTTAGGCGCCCACACCCGCTAGATCCATATCTGTCACTTACGCCAATGGAAGCTGCTGGCATAGCAATTGAGATTGAAAACTTAGCGAAGGTGTATAACAGAAACTTTTTGCTTAATGATGGTCGCCCAGGTGGATTAATAGTCTTGCGTGGAGAAGTTGATGATGACGATAAAGACGAAATTAGAAACCGATTCCGTGGCAACCTCAATAGGGCTGGAGCTGTAACTGTACTTTCCTCCGACGAGGGTGTTGACTTCGTGGACACTGGGTCATCGCCGCGAGACGCTAACTACATACAGATGCGCCAAATCACAAAAGAAGAAATCCTTGCGGCATTCGGTGTCCCCGAGTCGGTTATAGGCAATGCAGCTGGCCGTACATTCAATAACGCAAATGAAGAATTGCGCGTTTTTTGGAACGAAACAATGCTTCCACATCTTGACTCTCTAGCACGCGGACTAGACGAGCTTGATGAGCAATACTACATTGACTTTGATACATCAGATGTTCCTGTACTAATTCTTTACAAGCAGGAACGTGAGCGTTACTTGCTTGACGAGTTCCAAAATGGACTCATAAGTGGTAACGAATATCGCAAAGGAACTGGTAAGAAAGCAGTTGATTCCGACTTAATGGATGCAATGCTTGCCAATCCAAACCTGACACCAATTGGTTATACGAATAAGCCATTTGATTCAACGCAGCAACAGCAAATTGACATGATGGGAGCTCCTGGCGCAATACCAGGAATGGTTCCAGGAACTGAGCAGATGGTTACAGCTCCTCAGCCATTAGCTGGCCAAGCAGGTGTGCCACCTATGCCACAAGAGGGTATGACCGCAGCTCTTGCAGCGGAAGCTGGTGCGCCACAAATTGACACAGCGATGCCTCCAGCCCCAGAGGGACTGTTGTCGGCATACGACGGTGGTATGCAGTTTAAGTCTGAAAATAAAATGGACGACGAGTGGGAAGTTAAGGCTGACGAAAGCTCAAACAGGTGGGCAGAAATTCTTGATCGTGGTCTTGAGCGATTTATTGAGCGTCAACAGCGCGTTGTTGTGGAGAAATCAAGTGGAACAAAGGCCAAGAAAGGTCTGCAGTCTGGATCTCTGGACATAGATGCAATCTTTGACTCAGAAGTATGGGACAAGCAACTATCAGACGACATGCGCCCTGTCATTCAAGGAATAATTTCTGATGCAGCATCTTTGGCTTCGCAAAAGGCCAACATGCCTGCTGAGCTCGATGATGAAGAAGTTAATGAATATCTTGATGAACAGATAAAGCGTATGCAGAAGATCAATGCGACGACAAAAGAAGAAATCGCAGCTGCAATCCTTATAGCGCTGGCGCTGTCAGAAGATGAGGATCGCTCAGGCATGCTCAAAGCAGCTCTTGCGGCAATATTTATTAATCTTCTTATGAAACGTCGTAGAACCATTGCCGAACACGAGTCTCAAACAGCTTTTAACGCAGGAACATACTTTGCTGGAAAGCAAGTTGGTGGGATTACGAAGACTTGGGTTACACGCAAAGATACGCGGGTACGACCAGAACATCTAATACTTCAGGGCAAGAAAATTGATTTGCTTGAAGAATTTGAGGTCGGGAACAATACGCTCCGCTTCCCAGGAGATCCCACTGCACCACCACATTTGACCATCAACTGCAGATGTAAGTTGCGTTTTGACAGAGATTAATAAAAGTCATCAGTAGACTTTAATAAAACTCATCACAAACTTCCGCTAGGCCAGTGTTTGCTTAGTTATTATTTACTATGACTCGGAGGAAAAATGTCTGAACAATCATCGCTATTTGCAACAGAATACAAGTCAATTCCAGCTCAAATTGGAGTTGATGAGGCGCAGGGCATCGTTGAATGCTTCGTTGCTGGCATCGGCAATAAAGATTCTGTTGGCGATATTTGCCTGCCGAACTGTTTTGGAGCAAGTCTAAAAAGACGTAAGCCAAGAGTTGTTTGGGGTCATAACTGGAACGAGCCAATCGGCAAAGTTCTTGAAATATACGAAGTGCCACCTAATGACCCACGCCTACCACTAAAGATGAAAAGAGCTGGAATCGGTGGACTTTTTGCAAAAGTGCAATTTAATTTGCGTTCCGAGCGTGGCCGCGAGGCCTTTAATAATGTTGCCTTCTTTGGTGAAGAGCAAGAGTGGTCAATTGGTTACAAGACACTTGATGCAGTATTTGACCCAGTTCAGCAAGCAAATCTTCTCAAAGAGGTTGAACTCTATGAGGTTTCACCAGTTCTCCACGGCGCCAATCAGCTGACTGGCACAATTTCAATCAAATCCGACGATCCAGAAAGCAAGACAGATAGTCCTTGTTGGCCTGGTTACCAGCAGGTAGGAATGAAGAAGGGCAAGAACGGCAAGATGGTGCCGAATTGCGTACCTTCTGATCCTGAAGGCAAGTCAGCAGATCTTAAGGATCCAAAGGGTGGCCTAACGCCAGCTGGACGCAAGTACTTTAAGCAGAAGGAAGGCGCAAATCTGAAGCCTGGCGTTAAAGGCCCAGCTGACACACCAGAGAAAATGCGTCGCAAGGGTTCGTTCTTGACGCGATTTTACACAAACCCATCTGGTCCGCTTGTTGGCAAAAATGGCAAGCCAACTCGTCTAGCACTAGCTGCCGCTGCATGGGGTGAACCAGTTCCTAAAAATGCGTCCGATGCAGCCGAGCTTGCAGCTAAAGGCCGGCGCCTCCTTGAGAGATACCAAAATGTAAAGAAGAAAGGCCACCCTAGTTACGACGCATCCCGCATCTACAGTGGTGATGAAGAAATGAACCCAGCATTTGGGCGTGTTAATGACCTTGCTAAGGCTGTTTCTCAACGGTTTGGCGGCAAAGTAAAAATCCGTACAGCAGACAAAAACATGGTCATATTTGACCTCATGAACGACTTCGGAGATATGCAGACAATCCGAGTTGGCTATCACTACGAAGATGGCGAATTCATGTTTGGCAATGCCGAAACAGTCAAACCAGAGACAATCTATATGCCAGTCGGCAAACCGAGCAACATGCCAGGAAATGCATATGTAGGCGACGCCGATGATGACTTTGGATCAGTATTTGGCGGAGTAGCAATGAAGCCAGCAAAAGGTGACTGCGGATGTGGTTGTGGTGGTGGAAAATCATATGTCATTGATGACATGCCATCATGGGATGCGTTTAAGAGTGAAAACCCTGGAATTCATCTATTTATACAATCCGAAAGCGAACTTGATGAGCTGCTAGAGGTGGCTAGTACTGTAGCTAAATATCATGGATTTGATATAAAGAGTCTTGAAGATGGTCTTGTTGTCCCGAACAGTGACTCCATGTCGGAAGAAGGCTACGAGGCGCTATTGACGGCAATTAACTTCTTAGAAGAAAAGGCTGTTGGTCGCAAACTGAGACGCATGGGAAGAATGGCTACAGGTCGTTTTGATGCAAACGCAATTGATGGAGACGATGACGGCCTAGTGCAAGAGGGAACTACATTTGAGCGCCCAAAGGCGCCTCGCATGATGCCTCCAATGAATCCTCCACGAAAGGTTCCTGAACCAGCAAGAGAGCCAATTCGCCCACCAGTTAGACCATCCGTTCCTAGCCCTGCGCCAACACCAGCGCCTGGACCACGGCCAGGGAGACCCGTTCCAGTTGGGTCGCGGACATCTGGTTCAATGGCAAGGGGCAAGCCAACACCAGAAAGCGTAATGCGTCAAGCTAAGAAAATTGGTGACGCAATATGGAAAATGCGCACAGAAGACGGCATGTCGCTGGATGACGTAGCGCAACGCATGAATATGACACGTGCTGAAGTTAGGCAAATTGAAATGCGAGTTGCCTCTATGAAGCGTCGCACTGAGGGTGATAACCCAAAAGATAAAACGCCTCGCGTATCTGGATCCATTTCAAATCGCCCCAAGCCTCAATATTCAGGGTTTAGTGAAGAGGCTAGAAAACACCTAGAAAAGTTTGGATGGAGCAAAGATAATAAGACTCCATCGTTTGACACGCGTGGTTCAAGAGTCCTAAAAGATGCTACTTACGACAAAGATTCCGGTACTGCTCGTTTTACGTTGATTAACGGCAGGACAGAGGAACATAAAGTTAGCGAAAGCGAAGCCGAGAGGATCCACGCAAACTCAGTTTTAGAGCCTCGCCCAGCCAATGCCGTAGAAGATTTCTTAGATGATCTTCGTAGTCGCAAAAATAAACGCTCTGTATCTGGGTCAATGACTGGATCAGGCCAAGATAATCCAGACAAGCCAGCAATGCCTAGTTCTTTGATGAGGTTTGACACTCGAGGCAGTAGGCGAATATCGGATGCTGCATACGACCCACAAACAAACCGCGTCATATTTAACATGGGTGATGGCGGTGTTGAGCAGTATGAACTTGACTACGACGCTGCAAAGGAGTTTGGGGCTAGATCCGGTAAAGGACTAGACGACATGCTTAAGCAGCTACAAGGTGGAAAAATAGGCAAAAGGGTTCTCACTAGACAGCAGAATCAATCAATTGATTGGGCTAGGAAAAATCGCGGATTTCAGATAGTGCAGAGCATTTTAGAGCGCTTTGACAATGGTCAAATATCAACAGCTGACTTAAACAGACTTCAACAGTTGTGGAGAGATTATGGGAACAGGCGATAATGGAAACTAAAATTATTCTTTCAACACCGCGTGGAACCGACATTGATGTCAAGAGTGGTCGCGTTATAAGCAATAGAAATATGGGCAAACTGAGACAAGCCTTAGAGCTTTTGACGGAAGTCATAGATTCATCTGATGGTGGCAAGAATAAGGTAAACCTTGTAATTACTGGCGACGACGACGCCCTGATGGGGGCTAAGTCTTTTCTTGAGCCAGTACTTGATTACTACGGTGTTTCTCTGCAACAGGAAACAAAGTCTTTAGTTATCGAGGACATGGATTACCTAGATGAGGACGCAATAGATGCAATTAGTGCTGTAGTCAAGTCTATTGCTAGGGGTCTTGATTTAAAAGCCTGAGGCGCACAGGCGACTCACGTCGCTTAGGGCGCCTTACTGATAGGTTTGATCCAAACGCCCTCGATGGCGACAGTGACGGCCTAGTTCAAGACGCAACACAGTTTGAACGACCTTCGGCTCGTCGTGCACTCTCTGGAGGTGTGACCACAGGCGTAAGAAGAGCCGTAAACCAAGCATCTTCGGTAGCTGAATTTGAGCGCAGAAGTAACGAAATGGCCGAAGAAATAGCCAGAGGCAAAACCCCAAAAGAGCGAGCCGAGATAGCAAAAGCATTAGCTAAGAAATATGGAGTAAGCATTGCCACCGCTAGGCGCGCCTCGCGTAATAAACAAAAACTAGGAAGTGTAAGCACTTCAAATGTGGATCGCAGCGGACGTGTTAAAGAAATCGTAAGACAGGCAAGACTTGGCATTGGGCCAAATGAAATTGCGCAGGATGTTGGGGTAACGAGCGACTATGTTTCTGTCGTTTTAAGAAAAAATAATATCTCTGCAAGAAGCGTTTTTAAGCAAAAGCGTAAAATTATTTCAGTTGCTAGAAAATATGGATTTAGTAAAGATGCAGTTTCCAAGGCATTTGGTGTAGACAAAACAACTGTGGATAGGTCTGCAAAGGATTTTGACATTGAGCTAAGTGATCTATCTTCTTTGGAAAAAGGTCAATTAATGTACACTTTTTCTCAGTATGGAATATCACACGAAAAAATTGCTGAAGCCTTGAAGATTAGTCAAACATTAGTCGGTAAATTAATTAAACGATATAGCGAAGAATTTAATCTTGATATTCCAGATAATCGCATTGTTGACACTGAAGCAGATCAGAAGCTAGAAGGCGTTAATACAGA